GCCATATAAATTTGTAATTATTACGCTCTCTATACCTACAAAGCTTAGTAAAATGACACTTTGGACACCTAAGGGAAATGTGTTTACCATATCTATCACAAACTAATGGAGTTGCGCACATAACTTGTCTTTTCAAAAATTTGTTGTAAAAATATTTACAACATAAAGGCTTAGAAAAGTCAAACCGTGCATCAACATCATCAGTACTTTTACGAGTTCTAGGGTAAACGCGGTTAAGATACCTAAATGCTTGATTGTCAATATATGGTGCACTTGCAGTGCAGTCCGTGGGCAAACTTTTATAAATCCCTACGAAATCCAGGCCCACGACTGGTTTCGGGACACCTACTTTGATTGAATTAATGACTTCACATCCTTGGGGTACGCCAACCTCCTAAGGATTGAGTGTAAAGCCATACAATTCAACACAACTGTGCACGTATTACTAAGCACAGTCAACCTGTTAATATCCTTGTCAAATTCATACTCTTCCTGGTACATACTCATAACCTCCGAATATACCATTTCGTAGGTGTTGAGATTCACAGTCTTGGTGTACATTTTAGTTACCATTTTCCGCACAATTTGCTGATAAACTAAGCCTTTTCTGAATGAATTATAACCAGCCTTCTCAAGCAGATTAATACATTCACTTGGTCTATCTAAATATTCACCATTGTGCATAAAGGAAGGAATAGGTCTACCCTCCAAAAGGAAATTAATATAAAATGTAAAACCACCCAGAGATTCCATACGACGGTCTATCTCAAGTGATAGCTTTGACATAGGATATATAATGTTAACATCTCCACATCTGTGGTAAACAACCATAAGGATACCAATACCAAAGATAAAAAGTGCAACAAAATACAATAAGCTAACATATTGATGCAGTAAAACAATGAAAAACAAATTTAAACAAGCACTTAAACCTTCAAAGTTTAAATATCTCACAGTAGGTAATCTGTAAAATATGTAAACTTCTTTAGTAAGACTTTCATCTGCCTCGTTCGCATCTGAATCTGAAGTTAAATCATCGTTATCATCATCGTCATCGTTAGCTTCCACCGGAATAGGTGTAGGTGTTTGTGAAGGGCCGCCAAACCCTTCACTCTCCGAGATGTCTCCTACATCACTGGGCGCTACCCATTTAACATCTGGAGCTTTGTTCTTTTTCTGGAACTTACGACGTCGTGCACCTTTCCGATCTCGCTTTTTACCATGACTATCGCTTTTTGAGGGGGAGTGGCTCTCACCACTACCCTGGGATCTACTACTGCACGTAGTTTTAGAGTCTTCATTACTGTCGACAAACCCATTTCTTCCTCTAGATTTGTTCAAATCGCTTTTAGCATGGCTACCTGTTTTACGGGAACTCCAGCTGCTCATGGTGTGCCGCCAACGGTTGTTTTGAGGTAAAGCTGGAACACCGCCCCCCGTCGCTAGTTGGGTTGCGTCCTCTAACTTCCCAGTTTGCACACCCACGCAATCTCTCACCGTAGTCGGA